AAAGCTTGTGCAATTTAAAGGCTCTGAGACCGCAGATAATCCAGATACTATATTTGAGCCAACAACAAAGCACCCAGTAAAAGATCAGTTAAAAGTAAGAGACGCCGTAGCCAACAAGCGAGCACAGTACTATGCTGAGCTGAGGCGCAGGTGCTACAATACGTACAGAGCTGTAGTGCTCGGCGATTATGTGGATCCTGATACCATGATTAGCTTTTCTAGCGATATTGCGCTACTATCCAAATTAAAATCTGAGCTATGCCGTATGCCAATCAAACAAAACGGCGCAGGTAAAATCGAGTTATATACTAAAGATGTGCTTAAATCAAAGTTCAAATTCCCCTCGCCGAACCTCGCGGACTCTGTAATGATGAGCATGAGATTCACTCCTCCGAAAAAAATAGAAACATGGTCGCCTCGACCTATCCCTAAAATGGGCGGCAGATAATGAGTTACACGATTGAGCAATTAAAAGCGGATCATGACAAGATGTATACTCACGGGCAGTTAGTCCGTGAGGGATCAGCGGTGCAGCTAACTTTTTACTGGCGTACGCAGTGGGATGATTCAAGCCTGCAAAACTCAGATCTTGGATTTAAGGGCGAGTTTGACATAATGCGCAAGGCAGGCCGTCAGATAATGGGCGACCTAACTCAAAACGAGGTACAGGTAAACTTTGACCCAACGGACGAGGACGATGATTCTGGTGCTGATTTAATTGATGGACTGTACCGCAAATCAGGTCAGAGCAATCAATCTATCGAGGCAAGAAAAACTGCGAAGCAGGAAGCCATTGTCTGCGGCGTAGGCGGCTGGGAGGTGGTAACAAGATACGAGTCTGACCGCGCTGGAAATGAAACTCAGGTAATCGACAGGATGCCGCTAAATGAGTGCAATAATAACGTGCTGTGGGATGAGGGCGCAAAACTGCAGGATAAAAAGGATGCCAAGCGGTGCTCAATATTAGTACCTATGAGCGAGCGCGGAATGAAAGAGCTTGCCGAAGAGCTCACCGGTATTGCTATGCCGGGGGATGTGAGTAATTTCGGCACGCCTGAGCACAGTTATACATTCCCCTGGATCGCCGGTAAGTCTGACATATTTTATATATCCAGGTTTTATCGCGTAACAGAAATAAAAGACCATGTGATCACTATGTCTTCGCCTTTTGGCGAGGAGCTAACGGTACTTGAGTCGCAAATTAAAGATATTGCGGATGAGCTAAAAGACGAGGGGTACGAGGTTACGGATACCCGTGAGATTAAGCGCAACAAAGTAACACTGTATATTGCAAATGGATTTAGAATATTAAAAGAATACGAGATAGTAGGGTCAAACATCCCAGTGGTTGTGATTTATGGAGAGCGGCAATACATCGAGGGTGAGGAGCAGTATGAAGGATTTACACGCCTCGCAATGGATCCGCAGAGACTAAGAAACTTTCAGATGTCCTACCTGTTTGACATTGTTAGCCGCAGCCCTCGACCTAAGCCGCTGTTTTATCCTGAGCAGATCGCGGCGCACAGGCACATGTATGAGATAAACGGATCAGAAAATAATCTACCATATCTGCTAATGGATCCGGTAACGATAAACGGCGTACCTTTGCCACCTGGACCAGTTGGCGTGCTACCCGAGCAAAAAGTGCCTGACGCTTTAATGCAGTCAATTGCGCTGACTCGTGAGGCCGTTAATGATGTGGCGAGCGCGACAATCCCGCAAGATGTTGCTGAAATTGATTTGTCTGGCGAGGCGCTGAAAGAGTTGCAGGCGCGAATAGGTGAGCAGTCGATCGTCTACCAGGAAAACTATAAGCACGGTGAGCGCCGTGATGCTGAGATATTTGCAGGCATGGCTCCATTTGTGTTTGATTCACAGCGCAAAGTATCAACAGTATCGCCGGATGGCACCAGCAAGCGCGAAGAAATAATGACCAGCATAATGGATGAGGAGACCGGAGAGATGAGGGTTATCAACGACCTTACCGGCTCATCATTTGAGGTATCCGCAGATATTGGCCGCAGCTTTAAAAATAAGCGTGACGAAAATTACAAGAAACTATCTGACATGGCCGTGGCAGCTGGGCCTATCGACCCGCAGCTAGCAAGGCTGCTACTACTTAAGCAGGCCCAGTTAATTGATGGTGTTTATATGGATGATGTAAGGGACTGGTCTCGCAAGCAGTCCATCCTCGTTGGGTTTATGCCACCAGAAACGGATGAAGAAAAAGCAATGCTTGAGCAGTCACAACAAACTCAGCCACAAGATCCTAATATATTAATTGCCCAGGCAGAGCAGGGTAAAGCAGATGCAAGCATGGCAGACGTGCAGCGCAAAGCTCAACTCGATCAGTTCAACGCGCAAAACGAGCAGCTTAAAACACAGGTCAATCAGTTTGATGCAGCAACCCGCAGGCTGGCTGTACAGGTTGATGCGCAGGAGGTTAACGCAAACATGGAGTTTAATCGCATCGACAGCATGACCAAGCGTATCGATGCAATTAATAAAGGGCAGTTACGGGCTAGCGTTAATTGATCCGGTTATAATCGGCTTGTAAAGCGCTCCAGGATCATTATCAAGCTCGACGTAAACATCGTAAGAATAACCTCCTTGCTTGTAAATCATTAAGATGCCATACCCGTGCTCGTTTGCCATTATGACTTTCATGCCCGAAAACATAATATACTTGGTTTTTCTGTCACCGATTGAAAACATCTCAAAAACTATACGCTCATCTTTTATGGCTTTTTTAATTCTTTCTACGTGCGAGTCAAATATTTTAGCGGCCTCATAACCTGTCAGCTCATCAACGGCAGGCTTTACAAAAATTAATTGTTTTAGTTTATTAATCATCATCCTCCTCCTCTTTATCATTTAACTCACAACACCGCGCCCGAGCTGTTAACTCAAATACAACAGTGGGATAGCGATCATGGTTAATCACTATGGTCTCGCCCTTTTCCGCCAGTCTGAACGCCTCTGCCGGTTTTTTTGTAAATTCTTTAGCTGTTAATTTCACTGGTCGCCCTCGCGTCTCTGGTCTCTCTGCACTATACCACATAACTATTAGTATTTTAATTAGTTAGCTATCATTAACTTACTGAGTAAACAGGTTAAATCAATCCTAACTGTCGGGATAATGACAGGCTGCTAAATGCAGGCCACCACTTTACCAAGTGAGGATAAAAATATGGTTATAAGTCTTGACGACTTGAGAGCGGAAGTAGACGCAGAAGATGCTGATACAGATGCACCAACAGACGAAAACGCAAGCGTAGAAACTGAAATCGATGATCTCCCGCAAGATCCACCGGAAGAAGGCGAAACGGGCGCGGCAGATGATGAGCAAGCAGGCACTGATGACGGCGCGGAGCCGGGCACAGAAGACGCGAGCAAAGCTGAAGCAGAAAACTGGATGGAAGGGGATGACCATACACCCCAGGCTGGGAAGACCTTTACACAAGCAGATATGGCAAGTATGCGTAAAAGCATACAAGCAAAATCTGGCAAAAAACTTGATGATAAAGACGGCCAAATAGAGCGGCTACGATCTGAGATTGAATCTATTAAGTCTCACAAATCTGCGGCTCCTGAAACGCTGGTTAAGCCAAAGCGTGAGGATTTTTACGACGAAGATGATCCGGATGAAGCGTATATAAACGCAACCCTTGATTATCGTGACGCGATTAAACAATCTGAGCAATCGGCGCAATCAGCAACATCAGAGATGCAGGCGCGTGCAATAGAAAATCAGAAAGCGGTTGTTAAAGGCGAAGAGGAACACTACGACAGAGCTGTAGAGCTTGTTGTTAAAAGTAAGATCAGTGCTGAGAAATATCAGGCTGCTGATTTAGCTTTTAAACAGGCTATTGACGATGTAATGCCTGGGCGCGGCGATGCAATTGCGGCACTCATGGTAGCAACATTGGGCAAAGGTTCTGAAAAAGTGGTTTTTAATATCGGGATTAATCAGGGGCGCATTGCAGAAATGCAGGCCCAATTAAGAGCGGATCCATCAGGGTTAAAGCTGATGAGCCATTTATCCGATAGAAAAAACAAACTCAACGCCGGTAGCGGTAAATCGAATACCCCTGCACCTGCCGCAGCAATTAACGGAGACGTTACAGCTGATGCTGGCGAAAAAACGATGATGAAGCAGTTTAAATCTGCTGAGTCATCAGGCGACCAGCAAAAAATGATGGATATATTATCATCAGGCAGACGCAAGGGGTATAAAACAAACTCTTGGTAATATAGGAGGCCATCATGGCCGCAACAGGTAAAAAGGTCGTCCAGTTTTTTGATAAAGTGGTCGAGTCATACGAGGAGCAAGCGATAGTTATCCCGCTTGTTAAGCATTTTAATCCCGGCAACGAAGACATGCAAAACAGTGGCGATGTTGCATGGCAATCAGTCGAGCAACACGCGCCCATCATTGACGGGTTTGATACAACAGGGCAAGAAACTGACATCATTCAGGAGACCGTGCCAATGGCGCTGGGCACTCCTAAAAACGATGTCGTTGAACAGCGAGTTGATGATTTGCGAGACCCTCAGTTCTGGGATCGCAGGGCAAAAGTTTCAGGCAAACGGCAGGTTGCCGAGCTAAACAAAGGCATTTTGAGCTTAATTAATAGTGCTGGATCGCTGTATTACAATACCGCTTCAGTTAGTGGTTTTGATGCAATTGGTGAGGCTGGGGTTATTTTGGATCAGCGCCAAAAAGCAGAGGATGGCCGGGTCTGTATGCTTAATCCGAGTGATAACTTTAAGTTTGCCTCGGATCTGGCTGGTCGTCAAACGTTTGCTGGTCGCCCCGAAAACGCTTATGGAAAGGGATCGCTCGGGCTTGAGGTGGGTGATTTTATGGCCTACAAAAGCTCATCAAACCCCACTATTGTTGGCAATGTTTTACCTGATGCTGCCACCACGGCAACGTTATCAGACAAGCCTGAAGGCGGCAGTGAAAATTCTGCGACCAACACGGTAACCAATATTGATTATCGCTTCAGCACGATCGCTGTCCCATCAGCTAATTACTCTGTCGGCGATAAGGTACAGTTTGATCTTGCTGCTGGCGGCTCTGTGTTATCTATTGGCCTGCACGATAAAACGATTTCTGATCGTCCAATCACTGCGACTATTGTTGCCAAGCCTGATGGCGCAAGCATTACTGTTTATCCAAAAATAATTGCCCTTGATGACCCTGCTACCACTGCCCTGGATAAGGCGTATGCAAACGTTGATACGCAGATCATATCCGGTACAACGGTTACAAAGATAAATAATTTTGCAGGCAACAGAACCGCTAACCTGTTTTGGTGTAAAGACGCTATCCAGGTAACTGGTGGTAATGCGCCTTTAGGCCTGCTTAACGAGTATGGCGGGATGAAAGTTATCAGCACTACTATGAGCAATGGACAGATTATGTACATGGCTTATGATGGTGACATTAACACGCTTAAATTTAAGATGCGCGTGTTTACATGGTACGGCATCACAATGCTGGATCCCTCAGCTTGTGGCTCTTTCACTCTTTCTTAATGACGACGCCCACGGACGGGCATTTTTAAGGTAACTATAATGTCAGCACAACTATACAAACCAGGTGGTACGTACGTAGTAAACGGCATCAGCTGCGACATAGTTAACTGCTCTGTTACATCTGTTAGCAGTCTGCTTAACGACGGATGGTACGCAAGTCCAGAAGATTTTGAAACCGAAGAAGAAACCCTGGAGCCAGAAGACGCGAGTCCTGAGGAAATTCGAGCATTGGCAAAAGAAGCGGGTATTGTCGGGCACGACACAAAAAGAATTGCGACACTGGTAAAAGAGCTGGAAGAGCTAACCAGTGGCGACTAAGATCGATCACATAATCTCGGCTTATAGCCAACTCAGAATATCTGGTATTACCGTGCAGCCAACAGCAGGGCATGTTGTTACAGCCCTTGCCAGGCTTGAGGATATGATGTCTGAGCTTGAGGCGTTGCGCGGCGTATGCGTTGGGTATAATTTTGAGGATATTCCAGACGCAAATTCACCCAGTGGCGTAGAGCGTGGCATGGCAAACGCTATTAATAAAAATCTCGCAGTGCAGCTTATCGCTGATTTTAACAAGGTTGTTCCGCAGGCTTTAACAAGTCTTGCTAATTCGGCGATGTCGGCACTTGTGAGCTTTGTTGTAAGTCGTGACACTCGGCAAGTGCAGCCGTCAAAGCGTATGCCTATTGGCTCTGGTTATCGCTACATTAACAGATACTACAGATACGAGCGCCCCAATGAGAGAGCGCCAAATAAATGCACAACAAACGCCTTAAAAGTCGATGAAATAAACGACTACACGGAGCATTTTGAATCGTACTTAGAGGGCGAGACGATCACTACATCAATTATTGATGTGTCGGTGGGGCTGGTGCTTGTAAGCGACTCAAATACTGACACTGATGTACTGTACAGAGTTAAAGGTACGCGCGGTATATCTCAAGGGTCAAAACAACAAGTCGTTATCACGGTAACCACCAGTACGGGCAGGATAACGATTAAAGCTGTTGATTTTAATATCACAGAGATTGATGAGATTTAATGGCAACTGTATACGCTAATCTAATAAAAGGCGACAAAGCAGGCCCTGAAACTGATTACCGTGACGCGCTACCCATCAACATGTCGGCAGTTGATCGACCCATGTTTGGTGCGGCAGGCTACATGCTTCAGCAGCCAGGCCTTACCCAGTATGGGTCGGGATTCGGAATTGATCGGCGCGGCATATGGAACGAAAAACACAACGAGCATTATCGGGTATCAGGCAACAAGTTTGTAAAAGTTGATTCTGGTGGCTCAGCCACGGAATTAGGCGCAATACCAGGTCTTGATACCACGTCTCTCCCTTACTCCTTTAACACACAAGGCATTGTTGCTAACGGTCAGTTTTGGTTATACG